ACCAATCTCTTCATTAACGGCAGTGAATGCACCACTTGCAAACTTTGCATTGGCACAAATTGGTATTATGGATGCAGTTTTAATGACAGATATTATAAACTCATCAATTTTTTCCTCACACATACATGTGGCTACAGGTCCTTTTGCACCAACTACGCCACCATTAACTCCATTCTTGGGTTTATAATATGACAACTGTAAATAATGCTTCCGGAATTTATTCGTCTTTGGGTTACAACTTTGATGATCCAAATGGTGCTATAACCACACTCTCAGCCGACACACAAGAACACTTGAATACTATGCCGGCTTTTATTACCACTTGGCAGGCACAAGACATTGCTAACAATGATGTTGGTGGTTATTATCAAAATCCGATGCAGACTAGTGCAATGTTGGTTAGAACAGCAGCAATAGAGTTATTTACTTTAGCTAATGGTGTGATAAATCTAGCAAATGTGGCCAGTACTTCATGGGCATTGTCAAACACTGCAAATGCATTCCTACAACACACCAATAGAATATCTGGTGTAACAGCGTTTTCGGGTGACAATTCAGTACCACATTTAGATATAGCTATGAGTGCTGGTAAAACTGCACTGTATATTACAAATCAAACTGATGGTATAATTGACACCTCTCCAATTTTAGGAAGTTTCACCAGTCTTTTTATTAAACCACAATTAGATGCAAATACACAAACACTGATACAAATCATATCAAATTTGAATATAGCAAACACAATTTCAAACACGCAACCATACACTTCCAATTTGGCCGGCTCGCTTGCACAGAACGTAAATTCTTTTATGAATCAAATGAATACTTTTATGACTTATAGACAAACTAGTGATGTGTCATACTATCAAAATTTGACGGCATTCATTGAAAAGTACAATCAAACAAAAAAGTTCAATAGTATGGGTCAGTCGGAGAACTATCTTGTAATGAATTACATCGGTACAGATAAAATAAAGGCTAGAATTTCATAATTGCCGAAATTTTCGAATTTTTCGTTCCGGCCTAAGAATTTTTTGCGCGAGATTCAAAAGTCCAATAAAGCGCTTTACTCCTACACATAAATAAAAGATGGCAACATTACAAAAGATTTATTCGGACATAGATTTCACACTCGCAAAGAGACCTGTGGTGGGTGATATTGCTTTGAGTTATGATTCCCAAGCAATTATACGTTCGATAAGGAATATATTACTCACAAAGAGGTATGAAAAGTTGTTCGATCCACAGTTTGGGTCAAATATAGACGCTTTGTTGTTTGAAAACATATCTAGCATTACAGCTTCTGCTTTAGAAAAAGAAATTTCTTTTGCACTGACGAATTATGAACCTAGGGTGAGTATTCAAAGTGTTGTTGTTTCGTCTTTTCCAGAAAAAAATGGTTACAGCGTGACTTTAACTTTTTACCTGGTAAATGCAACGCAACCAACTACAGTAACAGTCTTTTTAGAGAGAAACAGATAAAATGGCAGGTGCTAATTCAAATTTTAACATAACCGAACTTGATTTTAATAATATTAAAACCAGTTTGAAGAATTATATGAAGGACAATGGCGTTCTTCAAGACTATAATTATGAAGGCTCTGCAATATCCACACTGTTGGATGTTTTGGCATACAACACTCAATACAATGCATACTATTTAAATATGGTAGCTAATGAGATGTTCTTAGACACCGCACTACAAAGAAATTCTGTGGTTTCACAAGCAAAATTGTTAAACTACATACCAAAATCTGCACTTGCACCATCTGCAACCATCAATATAAGAGTAAATGAAGTTACAGATACCTCTCTGACATTACCAAAATATACAAACTTTTTATCTGAAGCCATTGATGGTGTGAATTATAATTTTGTCAATACAGACGCAACTACAGTGAATGTTGTAAACGGTGTTGCAAACTTTGATAATATCACACTTAAACAGGGCACTTCAACCAATTACGCATACATTGTTGATGGTGGAAATACAACTCAAAAGTTTAAATTACCTGAGTTGAGTGTTGATACAACGACTTTGTTGGTTTCTGTACAAGAATCCACAACAAACAACTACACACAAACATTTTCACCTGCGTACAACTTTTTGACATTGGACAACTCATCATCCGTTTACTTTCTACAAGAAGGTATGAATGGTTTCTATGAAATTTACTTTGGCAATGACATACTTGGTAAAAAATTAAATGATGGTAATATCGTTATTGTATCATACATCAACACCGGGGGTGTGAGTGGTGCAGGTGCAAACAATTTCGTATTAATGAATACGATAAATGGTTATTCAAACACCGTCATAACACCAATCACATCGGCAACTCAAGGTTCTTCGAGAGAAACACTCGATTCTATTCGTTTCCAAGCACCAAAATCATATTCAGCACAAGGGCGTGCTGTTACCAAAGATGATTATGTTACCGCAATTCAACAGAATAATTTAGGTTATTCATTCGATGCGGTAAATGTTTGGGGTGGGCAAGAGAATGATCCTCCAGTTTACGGACAAGTATTCATCAGTATGAAACCAACCGGTGCATACACAATGACACAAAACCAGAAAGTTAAATTGGTGAAAGATGTTCTCAGACCAATATCTATGATGACAATAGAACCAACTATTGTTGATCCAGACTATACATACATTCAAATAACTGCGAATGTGTTGTATGATCCTAAAAAGACAACATCGACAGCAGCACAAATTAAATCTGCGGTAAGAACAGTTATCAATAATTATGCAAAAACAACTCTGAATACATTTAACTCAACGTTTAAGTCTTCAGAATTCAACAACAGAATTAATTTGGTAGACTCATCCATTATAACAAATGAAATTTCTATACACCTGCAAAAGAAATTTTATCCAAATCTGAGTACACCAACAACATATAAACTATATTACGGTGCACCTTTGGCCAGAGGTATGTTTTTAAGTGGTATATTGAGTTCTCCAACCATTGTGTATAGAAATCCACTAAACTTGGCACAAACTATTGACGGGTTGTACATTGAAGAAGTTCCTTCCTCAACAGGAGGTGTTGAGAGTATCACTGTCACTAATCCCGGTTTCGGTTATCAGTATCCACCAACAATTGAAATATTAGGTGATGGTTCTGGTGCAACAGCTGAGGCAGTGATTACAACCAATGGTGTTATTCGATCAATAAATGTATTGACTCCAGGTACAAACTATACATCAGCTATCATCAAGATTACAAATTCAAGTGGAGACACCACAGGTTCTCTTGCGGCTGCGACTGCATCACTTGAGGGGCGATATGGTACACTAAGAACATACTTCAACGACACACAAAATGTGAAAACTGTTTTCAATAGTAATGTAGGTACAGTTGACTATAACCTAGGTATAGTAACATTGAATGCACTTTCTCCAATAAATGTCAATAATGAATTGGGACAATTAACACTATCTGCTAATCCAACATCAACAATCGTGTCATCTTCTTTCAATAGAATAATTACAGTTGATGAGTTTGATCCACAGGCTATCATTGTAAATGTAACTGCTAAAACAACATGATAGAAAACGGACACCTAACCTCTGCACTGGTACAGAATCAGTTACCAGAACACATTCGGGATAATCCGGAGTATAGTAATTTCCATGAATTTTTGCAAGCATATTACCAATGGATGGAACAAACAGGTAAGGTTTCGGATAGGTCACAGAATTTATTAAATTATAAAGACATTGATTCTACAACAGATGAATTTTTGGACTATTTTACAAACGAATTTCTGCCGTTTTTTCCAAAAGATACTCTATTAAGCAAACAGGAATCCATTAAAGTTGCAAGACAATTGTACCAGACAAAAGGTACACCAGCATCTTATGAGTTTCTCTTTCGTATACTGTTTAACTCTGAGTTCGAAGTTTTCAATACAAAAGATGCGGTATTTAAGGCCTCAGCTGGAACATGGTACATTGCCAAAAGTTTAAAGTTGGCTTCAAGTAACAGAAAATTCTTAGGCACACAAAATCTAAGAGTTTTTGGTGAAGAATCTAAATCAATCGCAACGATTGAAAGTTGTGTATTATCTGGTGATAAAACCGAAATCTTTATTTCAAATATCGAAAGACTATTTGAATCTGGTGAATTTGTCCGTATTGTTGACAGTAATAACCAAGATGTTTTGTTTGATGGTGAAATACTAAGAGCTAAAGTTGTTGGTCAAATCAGTCAGATTAAAATTGATACTGTACGCAGAGGTTCTCTATATCAACCGGGTGATCCTGTTGTTGTTTATGGTGGCATAGAAGATACTGTCAATGGTATTGGCGCATCAGCTATTGTTCGTGATACAACCAAAGGATCAATACAACGGATCAATGTTGTTGAGGGTGGTTTTGGTTACAGTTTAAAACCAAATACCACAATAACAATATTAAATGGTGGTGGTGCTAAGGCCAATGTTGGTTCTTTGGCATACTTCCTACCTCCATCATACAGAATTGTCAATGCTGGGCAAGGTTATAAAATAAATGATAGAATAAACTATGATGATGCAGCATTCGCATATGTTTCTGGTGTAAGTGCTAACGGTTCAATCACAAGTATAAAATATGTTCCTTCTGTAAATGCACAAGCAATTGTTGGGCTCACTGGTGTTGTAGTATCTTCAAATGCTTTGGCATCAGGTGCTATCATAACAACATCATCAGCCGTAGGTAATGCAAGGTCGAATGTAAGTTTTCTACCAACAGATGTTATTGGTTTTAAAAGTAATACAATATTAAGCAATGCTAATTTCTTTTTTGCCAATTTAGCCAGTGCAAATGCAAACACAAGACTCATTGATGCTTTCACTTTCACAACACTTGAAACCGCACCAGTCTTTAACATAATTGTGGAGAATGGCGGCGGCGGATTAGCAACTATACCAGAAATTGAAGTCACATCAACATACTATACCGAAGATGAATTTAATGATTATGAAGCTTCAAACTCAGACATTGCTCCGTTGGGCATATTAGCTCCAGTGCAGGTAATCCGGAGTGGTGGTGGATATGCAGTCAACGATAAGATTGTGTTTACTGGTGGGTCAGGCGCGGGTGCATTTGCAAATGTGACCTCGGTTGGTTCCAATGGCGCCATCACCGGTATAACCTATGTGTTTAATTCATTGGATCAGTTTGCAAAAACGCCACTTGGTGGTATGGGTTATAAGAATGAATATCTACCAACGGCAACAGTAGTTTCATCAAATGTTTCTGCATCTGGAGCAGTGCTATCAGTACCAGGTATACTTGGAACCGGTGCAACATTCTCCTTAGTTGTAGATAGAGTTGGTGCTGTCACAACAATTGATGTTCTAAATTATGGTGAAGATTATGAAAGTAGACCACAAGTTTCGTTGCAAGTACAGGACATAGTAGTTTCAAATGTTGCAATTGAAAACTTACCACGCAAAGGTGAATACATCTATCAGGGTCCTACTATCAATCTGTCTTCATATACAGCTGTAGTTAATTCTGTTTCTCTGTTGGCACCTGATGCAAACACACAGTTATCACTGTACAATCTTCAAGTGTTTAATTACAATGCAAATCCGAATCCAGATTTACAAATGAAAATTTTGGGTGACGATAGAAACATCAACTTGAAGATGGCCAACACGGCTTTTCCACAATTTCGAAAATCATATCAATATTTTGATTCATTGGGTAATCAAACAATTTTTACAAGAGACTATAACAAACAAGGTTACATCTCTTATGGTGATGGTTCAGCCAAGGCAAATGCAACCTTCTTAAATGGTCTTGTGATCGGTGATGGGCAATATCTAACGACTCAGGGACAACCAAGTTCGTTTGACATTATGCAGGACAAAAGATACAACAACTTCACATACTTGATTACTGTTGAGAAAGAGATTGCAAAGTATAAAGAAGTTCTATTAGGACTATTGCATCCATTAGGTACAAATGTCTTAGGTCGTTATGGTTTAAAATCAAATAACAGTGTAGAATACCATTCTTATTCTGCATTGAATGATGGAAGAAACTTGTCTTACCATCTAGGTGGTTTTGTTTCGAATGCTGTAACCATTGCAACCGATTTTACGAATAAAAGTAACAACATAATTAAATTTAACAATTTGTTGGGTGCAAATCTGACGAACATATTCACTGCAAATGTAAGTTCAATTCAAATTTCCACAAAAAATGGTCCGAATGTTTTCTCTGAGGTTGTTTCTGTTAATGAGGCTGCGGAAACAATCACACTTGCAAGTAATGTATGGTTGACATATTCAAATGTTGCAACAATTACAGGTAACACTGGTTCAAATACACTAAATATTACATCGTTAACGGGTCTATATGACTTGATGAACAACGGACAATATACAGATGCAGATTATCCAATAAGAGATATTGTTTTTGTGGGTGATTCGGTTCTGGTTGATAACAATACAAGCAAAATTGTTAACCAGATTGATTATGTGAATGGTAAAATATACTTAACAGCCAATTTATCATCAACTACAAATTCATATCTGCATGTTAAGAGAAACTTTATTGCAAACAGCTCGTTATCATCAAGTCAAATTAAGGTATATGGATCCGTTGGTCTATCATATATACCAGAACTCATCACACAGTCCGGACAAACTTTAGAAACAGAAGACGGAAAAATAATCCTATTGGGGTAAACAATGTCAACAGTAAAAATTTCACAACTACCAGAACTACTTCATTTAGATACAAACACAGCGAACACAATATTGATTGGTGTGGATGTTTCTTCTTGCGTTACCTCACAACTGACAGTACAAACCTTAGCAGAAGGTCTGTACGCCAACAACGTATTGAATGTTGGTAACAATGAGATTCTTTTCCCAGGTGTCATTGCACAGTTTGTGGGTAACAATGAAACTTACTTGCAAATAAATTTAGAAAACAATAATGCAAATGGTTCAGCAGATTATGTTGTCACGGCTGATACAGGAAACGATTCATCATACTATATTGATCTGGGAATTAAAAATTCCAAATTCAATTATGCAGGCGACACCGCATCAAAACCATTAGACAGTTACATATACTCACAAGGTGATTCTGCAAACAGTCTTGGTGGTAACTTAGTTATTGGTACAACATCTTCTGGTCGAGTAATTAATTTCCTTGCTGGTGGTACTGCAAACTCTGATATCATTGCAAGAATGTCTGTTGCAGGTGGTTTGCAACTGTTACAGAAACCAATCATGTTTGCTGACGGCACCACTCAAAATACCTCTTCACTATCAGCTGGTGTGTATGCCAATGGTGCTTTCATCCAGTCCAATGCTGCATTCTTACAGGCAAACACCACATCAGGTGTTGCAAACTCAGCCGCATTGTATGCCAATGGTGCATTTGTACAGGCCAACGCAGCATTCATTAAAGCTAACAC